CGCTCAAAATGCGTGTAGTATAGGCGAATGTGCGGAAGCACGTGCGACAGCGGCGTTGGACAAGCAAAGGCGTGTGGATACGTCACCGTTACGTACTGCGCTTCGGTCTTACTTGGAGCGGTATCCAAATGTCACGGCGGCGCGGATTGGGCCGCAGGGGGATGATCTGTAGATGGCAACGACACCCACCACAAGTCCGATCATTGTCAATGCGCACCTACATTATGGTGGCAGTGTAAACGCGCGTACTGGTATGCAAGGACCAAAACCGCACGCTGGTGCGACGTATAAGAAGCATCTTCGCTTCGAGACGATGATACGTATGGAAGCAGCCATGATTCCTGAAGCACAGGCCGCCGCGATGCTTTCTATCTCAGTTCCTCGTCTCCGCTACTTGAAACGCTCTCAAGATTATCTAAACGCCCGTATGCGTATCACGAAGGGTATCATCCTTGATACTACAGGTGATCTTGCCCTGATTCGTGAGCAGCGTAAAGAAGTTCTTGCGGCAAATCTCCCCGCCGCGCTGCAAGTCTTGGCGAATGAACTCCTACAGCCAGCCACCACACTCATGGAGCGCAAGCACAAAACTGCTGTTGCCCTTGAACTCCTGGACCGTGAAGGTACGTTCGCCAAGGTTTCTCGTGCAGAGATTAAGCCGGTAGACGCTTTCGATTTCGAGAAGGCGGATCAAGCTTCTCGTAGTATCATCAACGCGATTCGCGGTATCGCACCACCGACGCAAGGGGAACATTCTCACGCATCTGTCGCCGCGAACAGGGAGTTTTCAAATTCGCACACACTGAGCGCAGTAGATCAGCAAGCGGCGCTTGACACACTGGAGGCTACGTACCTTGAGATGCTTCCCACAGAAGGGTTGGTTAACTAGATGCTTTTGCAGCGTGAAGTTCTTGATAACGTAACACTCGCAGAGTTTGATGAGGTAAACTTTGAAGAGTCTCATCGTATGGACTACGATGAATGGGCACAAATGCTGTCATGCGGTATTAACATTATATATACCGCACGCACAGAGCAAAATGAGATCGCAGCAATTCTAGTCCTGAAGACTGCTTCCGAAGATGTTGGTATCTGGTATTTTTACTCGGTTGCAGTAGCTGAAAAGTTTCGTAAATGTGGGCTTGGTACTAGACTTTTTAAGCAGGCTATTGCTGAAACAATCTCAGGGGGTTTAATCAATTCACATTGCCACGTTGACAACATAGCTTCTATAGGCTTTCATAAATCTCTTGGTTTTAAGGCAGTTCAATATGTACCAGATTTCTATGGAGATTTTGAGGATGCTGTCCTTTGGGAGCGTGCGCGTTGAGAAGCTGGCACACAATGTCTTGGCAATATACTTGGGACTGCCTTTGCTTCGAACTGGGAATAGAGGAGTTCTAGTCAATCAGAAATTTAACACGGTAATACAGGAGCAACAAATGAGTTTTCTTTCAGCATTTGGTAACGACGTAAAAAAGGTTTTCAGTTGGCTTGGCTCTACAAAAGTTCAAGCTGTTGTGGGAGTAGCTGAGGCGATTGCAGAAGCCGTCGATCCTGCTCTTGATGGCGTGATTACGTTGACAAATACATGGGTGCAGGAAATCTACAAGGCGCAGGCACTTGCTACTGCGGCTGTAGCCACGGGGTCAACAGGAAATGCGCAGAAGGCTGCTTTAGTGCTGAATGCGGTTACGCCGCAGGTAACTGCATTTTTGAAGTCGCAGGGACTTTCGGCGGCTACAGCCACACAGCTTCAGGCTGCTAACGATGCGCTGGTTGCATTCTTAAATGCGCTTGGTGGCACAGCCACCTCGGCAGCAACGACAACCTCAACTACCAATACTTCTGTCGCAGCAACGCAGCTTCCGTAATGAGAGGTTAAGAATTGAGCCAGCGCGAACACGAACAGCGGGTACGTGATACACTCCGTCTCCTCGAAGTAGGGGAGACGGGTGACACGTTTGTGCCGCGTTCGACGGTGCTGGGATATAATCTGATTCCTACGGAGATTGCGAAAACATCAGCGGAGAAGAAGCAGATTTACCGTGCGAATGCGCTGATGGATCTGTACTATTTCTCCACCGTGGTAATGGGAAAGAATCGCTTCTCAAAGAATCCTGACAAGACAAAGAATCTTCACTATCAGATGTGCCTCACAGTAATGAAGGATGGCCTCAAAGAAGGAATCGAGATACCTCGTGACCATTTCAAAAGCACCGTCTACTCTGAGTGTTTTCCCATCTGGCGAGCATTACCATTTGGTAAACGAGAGGAAGATTTCTTTAGCAGTGTTGGGTACTCCGATTTGTACATTGAGTGGATGCACCGTACACACTCCCAAGACATTAGAATTTTGCTTGTCTCCGAAACGATTACCAATGCGATTAAACTAGGTATACGACTCGCAAATCACTACGAGAACAACACTTTTTTCCGTCATCTTTTCCCAGAGATACTTCCTACAGAAAAGGATACGTGGACACGTGAGAGCTTACATCAACGTAGAACTGCTGCCGGAAGAGGTCAAGGCGAAGGAACATTTGATCTTATCGGTGTCGGTGCTGCGCTCCAATCAAGACACTACAATGTTGTGGTCCAAGACGATCTCGTTGGAAGAGAGGCGCGCAAAAGTCCGATCGTTATGGCGGACACCATTGATTACCACCAGATTTTAGTGGGGGCTACAGACAGCGATCCTGATAATCCAGGCAGAGACTTCGATGAAATCGTAGTAGGTAATAGATGGAGCCATGATGATCTCAATTCACACATTCGCAAGGAAGAGCCTTACTTCTCGTGGACTACTCATTCTGCTCTTGGAGGCTGCTGTTCTTTACATCCTTTTGGACAGCCTATATTCTCTGAGGCATTCACTGCTGAAAAGCTTCTCCGGTGGAAGCGTCGTCTTGGCTCTTATCATTTTAGCTGCCAGTTCCTTAATTACCCTATTGACCCATCCAAGACTAAGATAAACATGGCGGACCTTCGTTACTTTCATTTCGAGAAGGTAACAGGCGCTCTTTCTATACCAAAAGAATCCCCTACACTTCTATACATGACTGGTATCTCACCACCGCAGCAGCAGTCTCGTATGGTGATTCGCCACCACGTCGCTGAGGGGGATGTTATCAAGGATGTGTTTCCTCGTAACATTGATCGCTACATGATTGTAGACCCTAATCACGGTGGTTCTCACATGGGACAAGAAGCAGGTAAAGATGGTCGGTGCCGCCATGCTATTGCGGTGACTGGTATCAGTAGGGAGCCTCGTCGCATTTACCTTCTCGATCAATGGGCAAAAGCCATAGATATTAAAGAGTTCGTAAAGATGGTTTTCTTCATGGCCGTAAAGTGGAAGCTACGTTCTGTTTATGTTGAAGCAGTAGGCGCGCAGAAGTATCTTCTATACCATCTGAATCAGTTTGTAGAAGATTACAAGGCAACACGTCCAGAGATTGCTGGAATTCAGTTCCTCCCCCTAAAGACGCCGCAAAACGCTGGTGCAAAGATGGAGCGTATTGAGAACTTCATCCCTTCTATCGAAGCGCATGAGTTGTGGATTGATACAAACAACTGTACAGAATTTAAGGAAGAGGCAGAACAATTTGGACAGCGTAAAGGTTTGATTGATCTTCTTGACGTTCTCTCATACGGTCCCCAAGTATGGAAGTTTGACACTCGCTCCGTGGAGAAGGTTAATGACTTCATGGCACAACAGCGTGCAGCATTTGCTCGCCGTATGGCAGCGGCAGCGTAGGAGATATATGGACTGGGCAGCTTGGGGACCAACGATTGTGAGTCTTATCACAGCGATTTTTATCGCTGGTATGATGTATGGGAAAATCAAAGACCATGATGGACACTTGTCAAAACATGATGGTGAACTTGGCAATGTCCTGATACGCCTAAGTGCTGGAGAAATTGAAGTGGCAAAGCTGCAAGCGTGGCGTGATGGCTACAACGCAGCGGCAGCAAGAAAAGGTCATTGCGAGGAAGAGGGCTAAATGCACTTCACAGTTGAACAAGTTGCAGTATTTTACGTTTGCTATACAGTCGCCTCGGCTTTGGTGCAGGCTTTACCTGCACCAAGTAATAATCAGTGGTATAACACGCTGTATAAGTTTTTGAGTATCCTCATCTCAGATTTCAAAAGCTACGCGGCGTCGATTCCACAACCTGTGCCAGTAGTTACTAC